ACATAAGCGCATCGGTAGCCTTACCACTTGCCGCGTTCACGCTCGAACTTATTAGGCGGGCAGCCTGGGGCCAAGTCATCGTCGATTGCCTCCTCTAACGCTTCAAGGCGCTGGTGCAATCTCTCAATAGCTTGGGCATCCTGCTTACGCATGGCCCACACCAAACGGCGGTTTAGTCGCTCGCGGTCCTCCTCTAGCCGGTCGGTGCGATATTCGCCGGCGGGTCGTTCGTTCCATGCAAACTCGCTTTTCAGGTCGCCCATTAGAAAACCTCGTTAGACCGGTACGGGTTTAGCAAAAGTTGGAAGGTGGGGTTTTGCTGGTAGCTACCTACTCCCACGCTTTGGCGCTCTCTGTTCTCAAATAGATCGGCCACCAGTAGCAGCACAGCAGCACGCACAGGCGCGGGCATCGGCTCGGGTAAGTCATCGCCTAGGTACTCGCTCACGTAGCCCACAGCGGCCTCAATTAAGCCGGTAATCAAGCCGTCTTCGGCGTCGTCTTCATCTATCAAGCGAAGGTGGGCTTTTGCTTCTTCAAGTGAAACGCTCATACGAATAAAACCTCTGTTTCAATGGTGGCGGGTTCTTCGGCTGACTGGGCGGCCCCCATGGCCATCGCCAAGGCTTGAATGCCGTCAATGCGTCCAGTACGGCGGGATTTGTCTAGCTTGCGAGCACCAGCGGGATCGGTCACGGCGACCGCATTGGCGGCGCACATCGTCAAAACAGGGTGGTTGCCGTGGGCTATGCGTCCGTTCAGCAACTCGGCTTCAAGTGCGTCAAGTGCTGGGGCCATATCGCGGAAGCCTTGCCCGTGGGGTACCAGCGGCAGCTCTATGCCAAGGCGGTCTAGCTCTTTCTTGAAGATGTCGATACGCCAGCGGTCAAAGGCCAGGGCGTGAAGGTCTACATCCTGCAGGATGTCGGCTAAGTCAGCGGCTACCGCCTCATAGTCCACGGTTGCGCCTGGGGTAGTACGCAGGAAGCCATCACGCGCCCACACGTCATAGGGGGCACGGTCTTTTTTAGCTCGGTCGAAAATGCCTTGCTCTGGCGTCCAAAAGTAGATTTGAACCTGCCATACGCCCTCGACCTTGCCCACTAGCGCCAGGGCGGTTAAGTCGGTACGGGCTGACAGATCAAGCCCACCAAACACCGGCCCATCAAACGGCAGCGGCGCGGCTGCACAGTCTGCCCATACGTCTGGGCTAATGAAGGGGCTGTCTAGGCTGACACGCTGGTTAAGTAGCAGGTTGCGGGCACTGTTGGACATGCTCGGCATTCGCTCGGCCTGGGCCATCTGCTCGCGCATATCGTCTTCACTCCGGAAGATGCCCAACGCAGGGTTAGCGGCGCGCCATGCTTCAACGTCCATCAGATCGCAGTCAGCGGGCGCGGTGTACAAGTGGCAAACAGTACGCGGGTCTTTCGATCTTAGGGCGTCGTCTATCCACTCGCTAAGCAAGTCGGCATCGTTGGCGGCTTGGGTGCTGATCGTGATTAGCAGCGGGTGTTCGTGTGCGCCTTGGCTGGTGGTGATCGCGTCCACAAAGTCAGATTGCGGCCCGCGTACCTGCCCCACTTCGTCCAGTATGGCCAGCACGGGGCTAAGACCGTGGGCGGTTTTGCCATCGGCTGCCAGCGCCTTAAACTCCGTGTTCATTGTCAGGCCAATAAGTCGCTTACTGCTGGGCACGATGCGCACGATCTTGGAAAGCTCGGGCGACATCTGCACCATTTTTGACGCCAGGTTAAACACCAGTGCGGCTTGATCGCGGCTCATGGCACCGCTAACTAGCTGGCTGTTTTGCTTCACCTCTGGGCCTACCAAGTGCGCCAGCAGTAGCGCGGCGATAAGGCCGGTTTTGCCGTTCTTGCGGCCCACGGACAGAATAGCGCGGCGGGTACCGGCGGGGTTGTCGTAAACGTCGATGATAAATTGCTTCTGAAACTTGGCCAGCGCCAGCGGCTTACCAACGTCTTTACCCTCAGGCGTTACACAATAGCGCTCGATGAATTTGATAATCCGCTCGGCTCGAGTCATTGCAGTGTTCTCGGTATCAAGCCGTCGTCATCGTCAACGCCTTGGCGCGCATCGCGTTCTAGTGCGGCGCTCTTGTTGATGTCTTGCGACTTGCCCACCACGCTGATCGTGTCGATCTTTAGCTGTCGCGCCATGGCCAAGGCGCGGCGGCTCATCTTATCCAGCAGCGTACAAGCGGGATTGACCTGATCGCCTAAGATCATGCCTTGCTGGTCGATCAACTCCTCTAGCTGGGCTATGTCGCCATAGGTGCGGGCAAGCTGGCCAGCCAAGATAAGGTCAGCATCCGTCCACGTATCACGCGCCCTAGCGGTCACAATGGCAGCCCACACGGGCCGGTCACTATCACGCAGGCGAACACAAGCCGGAGGCGCTATTGGCTCCATGGCGGCGGCCTGTGCGGCGGCTATGGCCGCTTTGGCGCTGTCAGATCGGTGGCGTCGGGCGGTTGTTTTCATGGCAGTTAGCGATAAAAAAGAGGTTGGGCGGCGGTGTCTGCCGCCACGGTTCCTCGTGATTTTTCAGCGGTTCCAATGGTGGTTTGGGTCAATGGGTCGGCCACTGGTGTCGCATCCCACCTGCACCAACTCCCCGCCGTTCATCTCGGCGCGGGTCTTCTGGCTGTGGCACGGGTGGCACAATGGCTGCAAGTTCTCGCGGCGGTTGTCGTCTGAATAGTCGCCCTCACCGTTGACGATGTGGTCAACATCGGTGGCGGGCTCCACCAGCCCAAGCGCTGCGCAGTGCCTACAAAGCGGCTCCTCGGCTAGCACCTGGGCACGCAGACGCGCCCAAGCGGCGCTATTAAGTGGTAGGTGCCTTAGCTTCTTCATCGTCTATGCCTTCGATGCTGGGCAGGTTCTCCAGGCGGCGCACTTCACTACGTCGCATCCATCCATCACTGATAGAGCGCTCGTAGAACTGGGCCCGCTTCAAGCTATCGCCACGCAATAGCCCTTCAACGTTATGCTCTGCGTAGAAGGTGGCGGGGTCGTTGATTAGGGCGCGGTTGATTGCCTGCTCCCACATCACCAAGTGACGGCGTAAGGTATGGGTCACAAAGTACCGGCCAAGCTCTACCGCGTTGGAGTAGTTGGCCTCTCTCAGATCGCCAATAAGCACGGGCGGGACACGGAATAGGCGGGCCACCTCCTCCACGCTCATACGGCGGGCTTCTATCCACTCGGCGTCTTCAAGCGTCATGCTGACCGTCTTGAACTCGGCACCGGCAGGTAGAACGGCAGTCTTGCCGTGGTTACTCACACCACTCTGACCAGCGGCCCAACTGTCGCGTATTTGCGCGGCCTGCTCTTTGGTGGTGGTGGGCTGCGTCTGAATAACGCCTGATAGCTTGGTACCCTGGGCAAACATACGTTCCCCGTGGGTGCGCTCTGCTAGCGCTAGCCCTACAGTGTCGCGGCACACCTCAATAGGCGTTCGCCCCATCAGTCCATCGTCACTGTGGTAACGCAGGTGAAGCACCTCAGACGCCAGCAGGCGGCGGCGTTTACCGTGCCGGTCTGCCACTTCATACACCAGCTTATCGTCTAGGGTGATAAGCACGTTCACACTGTCAGGGTGAAGCGCCTTCAAGCTGTCGATGCGTCCGGCCGCGTTCCACTTGATCTCGGCATAAGCATTGCCACGTAACAGAACGTGCCGTTGCAGCATTTCCCGAAACTCTAGCGCGGTCTGCTGTTCGTTTGGCTCTGAGTGCAAAAGCTTGAACAGCGGATGGGTTCGGGCCTTCTCGCGCCCATCCTCAGTGCGGCGGTAGATGTCTAGCGGTAGGCTGGCCACACTCTCAGAAATAGCCGCCACGGCAGCATAAACGGCGCTTATACCTTCGGCACTCTTGGGATTTACCGCCACACCTGCCACGTCTTGCGCAGCGGTGAAGCGGTTCCAATAGGTGTCGTAGGCATCGGCGGCGCGCTTCTCAAATAGGCGCTTGATTAGCTTCACTGGCAAGCCTCCACGTATAGGCGGGCAAGTCGGATGCCTAAGGGCTGGCTGGCGCGAACCTGTACGCTGGTGGTGTCGTAGGCGGGTGACGCGGTTATGGTGACCTCGATCAAGTCCACGTCTGTGAGCTCACGAACGGCGCGGCCTTCACGCTCTGACCACGCATCACTCACCGGCAGGAAGCCAAACGAACAGCCAGCCACGTCGCCACGCTCCACCAAGTGGGCCAAGTCATGGCCCAAGGTGGTGTCGGGTAGGTCGATCTCGAAGGCCAGCCCCACGGCATCCTCAGTTAGCCGCAACGTACCAGCGCCCAACCGTCCCAGCAGTGCGCGGCCATCATGCTCGTAAATAGCGCGGATGTTTTGGGCACCGGTACCGGCAAGCGTGCGGGTAAACGCGCCAGCGCGTACCACCTCGATGAACTCCCCTAGGTCAGTGGGTTCATCGAAGCGGGCAACGTAGCCGGTCAGCTTGCGGCCCTTGGGCTTCAATTCACTGCTAGCACGGCGCTCCATGGTTATGCGCCTGGGGTTGCGACGACAAAGCCTTGCGGATGGCGAAGCGCCACATCACAAGTGGCCATAGCGCGAACCTGAACACCGCCACGGCTATAAGCCGGTTCAGCGTAGGGGTTCACCAAGATGTCGATCTCTGACCAGATACCTAGCAGCACTTGCGAGAAGTCGCCAAACAACAGCGTACTAGCGGGCATCTGATTAGTAGACCAGTAGGGCTTATCATCCATCATGCCGTTTTGCAGCAGGAAGCCAGAACCGGAACCAGCGACCTTCTCAGTGCTGCCAAGGGTGGTCTTCACGCCTGGGGCTGATAGCCAAGCAGCGCCTTCCAGGTTCTCAAGCTCTAACTTTTCAGATAGGCCAAGCACACCGGCCCACGTGGTGGGGATGTCGGCGGTTTGGATGCCAGCAGCACCGATAATGCCTTGCGGCTCACCGGCAGCACCGGAACCTTGCAAAATGGCGCGGTCAATTTGCTGGGCAATCAAGGCGGAAAGGTCGCCGCGCACCAGCATTTCGATGTCTGGGCTAGATTGCTGGATAAGCTGGCGGCTCATTTCGGTCTTGCCGCCTACGTGCTTAGGTGACAGCTTCACCTCGCCAAAGCTCATTTCACCTTCTGGTACGGCTCCACCTTCTGTCACCCAACCGGTAGCAAGGCCGCTGCCGTGCTTCGGAATGCTCACATCACCCGATAAGCCAGACAGAATACGGATACCAAGACGGCGAGCCAGCAAGCGGTTGCGCAGCGCGTCAATGTACTGATCTTGGCGGTGGTCAATCGGGGTGATCTCGCCAGCGGTGCCGGTCGTATTGGCCCGTGTTTCTAGCGCAGCCATTGGCACGAATGCGCCTTGTGCCTTGCGACCACTGCGGCGCTCGGCCTCCTGGGCGTATTCAGCTTCTACACCGTCAAGGCTGCGGCCTTCCATCTGAGCGCGCATCACCTTCATTACGCTTACCTGACGCGCCAGCTTGTTGAAGTCTGCGCCGGCATCACCAGTTACGGGTGCGGCAACGCTGCGGCGCTCGGCTTCGGCTAGGTACTCGGCACGCTCCACCTGAGTAGCCAGGGCGCGCTCCTCTGCTTTCAGCGTCTCAAACTGCTTAGCTTCATCGGCTGACAGATCGCGGCCTTCATCGGCGGCTTTGTCGATCATGCCTTTCATCTGCGCAACTTTGGCGCTGCGCTGCTCACGTAGTGCTGACACTTTCATGGTCGTTACCTTGTCGGTTGGTCGTGTGGTGGTGTCGCTATAACACCTAGCCCATAAATGCAATGTTATAACATAACTGTTTATATCACCATTACTGTGATTGCTTACAAGGTGTGCGCTTATTGCTCACGTCTTAGCTTCTCTCTCTGTGCCGTTCTCTCTGTTGTGTTCCCTGCCAAAAGCCCCCTAACGTGGTAACTCTAGAAGGGTGTTCAATTATTGAACCCGGTAAAAATCGAAATGACGGGGTAAGGGTTCAATTTTTAGCCCCTTATTTGGAGCAAAACGCCCGCTATATGAATAAGGGTTCAATTTTTAGCCCTATAGGGTTCAATTTTTGAACGCGGTTAAAATCGAATAGCTGTTCAATAACCACGGCTAAAGCAAAAAAAAATCCCACCGCGTGGTGGGATTCCTTAGCCTCTAGATAGCTTGCGCCTGGGAATGATGCTAGGCGGCATTTCCAGGTCTTTACCGGGGCAGTCGTCAATGGTCTGCCAAGTCAGGGCGAATAATGCGCAGCGCGCGCCCTCTCTGCCGTGCCGGTTCTCTCTGGTCTTAATGATCAACTCGCGGTCTTGCAGCTCACGCAACGCCTTGGCTAACGTCGCCTTGGCCATCCCTCCCCAGTCTTCCATCATTGAATGGGTGGCGGACAGATCGCCATTGTTGCGCCCGTTGTATTGGCTTCCCAGCACCATCAGAACCTTCAAGGCTGACGGTGAAAGCTCTCTAAAGTCGCGCTGTTCCATCAGCAGTTTGGGCAGTGCGAGAAAGCCGCCAGGTGTTGCCACGCTGTCGCGCTTTTTCCTGGGCATAGCGTCCTCCAGAAGCGGGCCTCAATGCGAGGCCCGCTGATAAATCACTGCGCTTCGATTAGGCGGTATCGCTTTATCGTTTTACAGCGAGCATTCTGGTTAGGGTTGGGCGCTTCTACCGTGTCAATCGGAAAGCCTTTCTTTTTCAGATCGCGCACCACGGCACGGGCATCAGCCAGGGGCAGCAAGTGTTGCAACTCAAAGGCGCTTGCCGGATGCTGGCGCAAAACCTCTAGCACCATGCTCTGCTGAGTGTTAGGCTTAATAACGCAAGATGGCTTCGTATGATCGGCGCGGCTCCCCTCAGGGCCGCGCTTTTTATTGAACGGCGTGGCCATGGTTACTCCTCCCCTTCAGCGGCTTCAAGATCACCTTCCAGTTGCTC